GAAGTGTATAGTGTCTGAGAAGCAGGAAGACCTGCACCAGTGTCTTCGATTAGTGCAACGTCACATGCACCAGCAACAGCAGCAGAAACAACGTTTGTTCTAGAAGTGTTGCCAGGAAGAACGATTGGCATGAAGTCAGAAGAGAGGAACTTCAGAACATCATCGGTTGGGATGGTGTACATGTACTTCCAGATGTAACCAGCACCAGTAGTCTCAGTATAGAGACCAGTAGCAGCATCATAGTTTGCACCTGCTACAGTTGGTTCTTCGGTCGCATTCTGACCAGTGCTGTTAGAAGGATTCTCTCCATTGTAGAGACACTTGAATACTTCATATGCAGAGTTCATTACGTAGAACTTAGCATCAGCAATGCTTGTAGCGCCAGTTGCAGTTGCCTTACCAATCTGACCACCGCCACCTGGGGTATCAGAATAGTCAGGTTTCCACATGTCGAACTTAGGGTTAGCAACTAGATCCCAGTTGTAACGGCGAACGACAGTTCTTGCAAAGGCATCAGTGATACGCTTAGCAGCGATGATTTCGTCGTAGAGACCAACCTTTTCTGTTTGGTTATCGAGAGGCAGAGGGGGAACGTTCTCATCTGCGTAACGATATACACCAGAGACTGCAGTAGCACCAGTATCGGATCCACCTGCACCACCAGTTCTACACTTCAGTGCAGTTCCTAGAGGAGGAGCAGAGTTAACACCATTGCTGCCAAAAACGTCGTATACTAAAATGGCACTATCATAAACAGCAGCAATCGTGGCACGGAAGGAAGTCGAAGCGTAGGTTCCTACGTATACTTCGTCACCAACTGTAAATGCGGTAGCATTCTTGGAATAGATTTCTAGATATGCTCTCCAAGGTTGTGGACGACCCACAAAGAAGTACATTCTAGAACGCTCAGAACTGGTGTCCGTTGCACCTTCTGTTAGAGACTCTAGGAATTGTTTCGCATTGAAAATACGAAACTTATCAGAAATAATAGCAGCCATGGGTTTCTTTGTCCGACGTTGTAATTTGTGCCTGAGTTATTTATATTTATACCGATATTTAGGAAATTGTGTACGGAACTAGCTCCGCGCCACTAGTGATCGTAGTTGATCCTCTTACACTAGTGCAACCAGTAAATGTGGTTGCTGACTTTCCTGTATATTGGATAACAGATCCATCACTTGTGAATAGGTATCCACTGGATGGGAAGTATGTTGTATCCTGTACTGTGATTGATGCTGGAATCGATCCGCTAGAAGACGTGATGGCGACTGGGTTTTGGATCGAAGGTGGTAGCAAGTTGAACTTGGCACCTGCCTTGGTATAACTGGAGTCTCCCCTTTCAGCGAAATCTGCAAGAGTAAATGCTGGGAAGTATGTGCTAAACTCATTGATAGAGAGACCAGATACTCCACATGCACCATCATCAAAGATACCATCAAAGAATGAGATAGTATGACCAGCGTTTGTTTTCTCATACTTACCAATATACTCTAGAGCAACACCAAATACAGAGTTTGTAACTTGTACATCTACTAGATTTCTCTTGGTAACAAAGTACAGACCACCAACATCAATTAGATCAACGGAAGAACCATCTCTCTTGATAACAGGATCTGTAATAAATGCAGATTCCTGATAACCATCAACAACACCGCCTGGTGGTGGAGTAATTACTACTTCAAGTGCTTCCTTAGTTACAGAGAACGTTGGAGAAACAACTTGTCTCTGAGTAACTCTCTCAATCTTAGCAGTTGCTCCTACATTGACTGTAGTAAGTTTGCTCTCGGACTCAATTGCAATGACAGCAGCAGAGGAGACAGAGACAGGTGCAGGAATCTGTCTGAGATATGTTCCTGCTGCCCAGAATTGTGCAGTTGTATTGTTTTCACCACGCAGAATGTTGAGGAAACGATCTCCCAACTTGCGGTTATAGTATACTACCTCATTACCAACTAACAAGTAACCTTGTGGGTAGAACTTGTATGTGTCTGGAATGTATGCAATAGTATCGTTGATATCAAAGTCAAGATCCAGATATGCTGCAACTTCAAAGTAGTTGATATTGGACAGTGCATCATTTGGAATGAGATTTTGTACTGTAGTGGTGATCTGTCTGTCAACACTGATAGTAGTAGACGATACAACACTCTGAAGTTGTGCGGAAACAACCGCAGGTTCAGAGAATACATCAATAATTTGAATCTCATCAGAAGAAGGATCTGTAGAACTAAAGATTTCTACTTTATCTCTTTCTGGGTCAAGTGGTCCACCGATTGAGAATACTTCAATCTCATCTGGATTGAATTCTCTTTCAATAAAGATCTCTGACTCAGGTATACCAAGAGATACACTAGATCCAGAAGAAATGCTACTGAGACCAGCATCACTTAGAGTATCGATTGTAGAGATGGCAGTCATGCCAAATCCTTCGACATAAGGATTCATGCCGACATTGATTAGAGAGACACCAATGTCTCTTTCCGTTAGAACTTCAAATCTCCTTGCTACAACTACCTGTGGTGCTTCTGTATATCCAGATCCACCATTTATTAGTTCAACACTAACAACTTGACCTTTACTTACTAGAACTTTTGCACTAGCACCACCGCCTTGTCCATTCTTAGGAATGAAATTAAGTACGGGTGGTGTATAATATTGATATGCAGTTGGTTGAGTTAGTGGGTCATAACTACGCTGGTTCCAGGATAGTGATACAACGCTTCCATTTTCAATTGTAGCAATGACACTCAGACCCTCACCACGAGTGATTCCAGTATAAGTCTCAATTGAGACAGATCCAAAGTTGCTATTAGAAACCTGCTCTCCGTCTCTACCTTCTGTGCTTGTTACAACACTAGGAAGAAGTTTGACTTTTCTGAAGACATCCTCGCCCTCAACTCTAATCTTATCATCATTGGATAGAGATACAAATGGTGGTTTGAATGTTTTTCTAAGAACTGTTCCAGACCAAATTTGACTATCGTCTCTCAGTAGATTTCTACCAAGATCATCTGTGACATATGTCAACACTGGTGTTCCTACATCGCCATATGCAATAGTAAATGTACGATCATATGCTCCCTTGACAGCAAACACATAATCTAGATTCTCTTCAAAAGATGCTTTTTGGGATTTGATATCAAAATTGAAATTAGATCCACTAATAGTGAAGTTTCCAACTTCAGCAATGACATTATACGTACCATCTCCTCTCTGCTGCCAAAGATGAATTGGTTGTCCAATTTTATCTCCCATCCATGCAAACGACGAGAATGATTGTCTGATTGCTAGTGGTACAGCAGGAATTTCAAGTGTTCCTCTAGAGAAGTACGTATCTGGAGCAAAATCATAGATGTTTAGAACCTGACCAACATCTCTTCCATACAGATAACGAATATCAATCTTCATTTCCTTTTTAATAGGAACATTGAAGTAGATGTTTGGACCAGCAACGGTGTAAGAGAATCCTTTACGCTGAAGAACACCATCAAGGAAGACGTACATATTGTCTTCTGCTTCGATGCTTTGTACAGTATTATCTTCTACATCTAGAATTAGGAATGGACCATTGCGAACACCATCAACTAGATCATAATCAATAGTCAGTCTCTTGTAATTACCAACTCCAATAGCAGAAACTTTTTCTACTGCTGTTGGTTCTCCAACTGTCTTTGCACTAAAGTCTTGATCCCAGATAGGAGCAACATCAAACTTCAGTACGTTTGGAATTACAGTTCTATCAATATAGTATGCATCTTCTAATGGATAGTTTGCTGTATACTTTGGTCTCTGTAGAACAGCGTTCAATGTGAGGAATAGATCTTCATCTTCTTCGACACTAACCTCAGTTCCATCTTCCCAATACAGTTCAAAGTCTTTGTTTTCGCCATCAACATAATCTGGTATTGTTCTTGTAGCGGAGTTATTTGTTAGGATAGCATTTATGTTGTCATAGAGACTATCAACAGAAGAAATGACATCATCACACTCGCTTGCAGGAATTAGAGGATCACCAATAATATTAATATTGCTATATGTTAGAGTGGTGCTCCAATTACCTCTTTTATTTGGATTTTGACTTGTCTTTGCGACTAGTCCTTTACCCTCTGTCAAAATAGTATTGATAATTTCATGATATGTTTGTAAGGTAGATTCTACCTCAATACAAAGCGGGAACTGAGTATCAGTGAGAACAGTGTTATCAACTACTGGAGCAATAGCAGTGTATGTTCCCGCTTGCAATGCATTTCTCATTGCTAGAATCATAAGATCCTTAGCGTAGTTGAAAGTCGCAACAGTTTCAGTTAGTTCATCATCAATGTGCAGGAGTTCTTCTGAATTTGGATACTTAGCAGACTTGTAGTATAGTTGTCCAAATTCTACTAGTCTCTCATTGCCACCCCATCTTAAGTGGTAGATATATGCATCAATCATATAACCTAGATCTCTACCACACTTAGTGGAGATAGTTCCCCAGTTGAGACCAGGATATGTTGCTTGTGCCCAACCAAGTGCTTCTTCAATAATATAATTTTTGTTAGAAGCAATCAGGTTTGATGCATCATAGTATGTTCCACCAGTGGTTCCACTCCAGTAGAATGTTGCCTGATCACTTCCAGAGAAAGAGATTGGGACAATAAAAGTAGCATTCTCTTCTACTTGGAAAGTGTCTCCTGGTTGAACAGCAATTGTATTTGTTGCACCAACTGCATTTCCAGTTGTACCGTCTACGTTAGTGACACCTTGAGCAGCACCACCGCCACCGCCAGAGTTAGCAACTGCTGCTCTGGAGAGTGTTACTTCAGTAGCACTATCAATAGATACAATTTGAGTTCCTTCTGGATATGCTCTACCAGAACTGATGTACATACCAACAGCAAGATTGCTAGTATCAGTAACAGTAATTGTGGTAGACCCTGTAATATAATTTACATTAGTATCAGTATAATCCCAATTACGGATTGCTAGTTTTGCTAGTCTGGTCGCGTAACTAAAGATATCAAGTGATTTAGTTCTGTTGTTTGTAATGTAGTCATAATCAGTGCTCTCAGAGAAATTATCAACAAAATCATATGTTTTTACATTACCACCAAACCTTAGGTCATGGTCGTATCCTTTTAGAATTTCACGAATATCTCTTTGATAATCATCTTTCTTAGTCGCCCAATCTAGTGTTGGGTGAGTTGCTTGACCATAACCAATGGACTCTTCGATGATAAACTCTAAGTTTCTTTCAATTTGATTTGCGGCATCAATCCATCTACCATTACGTTGGAAGATGTTTCTAACCTTCTTGAAATATCTTGCATTATACTGACTATCCTTGAATGCAATATACTTTCCATAGAAAGTAACACCGTCGTAAGGAGTAACATCTGTTTGACCTTCACCAGTCTGTTTCTGGTTTGGTCCAAGTGGAGGAGCAGCAAATACAATTCTGTCACTAGTAACAGTGAATGCAACTCCAGGTTCTTGAAGAACGCCATCTAGAGATACAATCAAGTTGTTTGCCGTAGCATTCAAGTTTGCTGGGAAGAATGCATTACCTTGATTGTCTAGCATTTGGAAGCTAGTGGTTCCCTGCAATCTTCCATCACCATCGTAGTAACCATCAAAGGCACCATTCAGTGTGATTTCAAATGCACGTAATTCATTGAACAAGAATTCAGATGTAGCAGCAGATCCCTGTGCTTTTCTAATTCTTTGATTTTCTAGTTTTTGAACAGTCTGAGTAACTACTCTCTTCGTGCTCTCTACAGTAATCTTATTCTTCTCTGGATCCCAGAGTTGGATAACACTGAAGTGAGATGCTTTTGGTAGAGACTTTGGCATCTCTGCTGCAGCAGTTGCCTCAACATCTACCTGACCGAATAGTTTGAATCCAGCAGGGTGTGTGGTGCTCTTGATTAGATCACGCCACTGGTCGATTGGAGTTCCAGACTTAATTACATATGAGTAATCTTGATAGAAGAAACTATCAGTAATCTTCTGGTTAGATACACCCAGTTTGCCACGATCAGACTTATAATATCCTAGGTTATCATAGAAACTAGAGATTACAGAATCAAACTCAGTAATAAAGATAGATTTGACAACACCAGAGACTCCTTGCTGTGCCGTTAGAGCAATACCTTGTCTTAGAATGTTTTCTGCTTTTTCAATCTTCAGTAGGTTTGATCCAGGTCTCCACTCAGAAACAATAGCACTGAAAACTACGTTGCCATCTACGATCTGCTCAACCTTCTCACCAATTCTAAAGTTACCTACAATATTGGTTAGAGATACAACATACTTAGAAGTGAAGTCAGATGATACTGTAGAATCTAGGTGGAATGCTCCACCATTGTTTACAATGCTAACACTCTGAGGAACACCAATAGTTGTACTTTCTGCATAGAGTTCAGTATCGCTTTCGATAATCTCAACTTCAGGAGCAAATGTGTATCCTCTTCCAGGATTGTCAACAACAACCGAGAAGATTTCTCCTTGTCTTGCTACAATATTGAATGTAGCATCTACGCCATCGCCCTTAGTGATTACAACTCTTGGGTTGACATAATTTGATCCTTTGTTGTCAATACGAATACCTACAATTGCTTGACTATCTTCATCAAACAATACAGTTGCTGTTGCTCTATAGTCTGTATTTGGTTCTGCACCAATAATTGTAGGAACTTTCTTATAGTTTAGACCTAGGTTGACAAGAGATGCAGAATTGATTCTGCCAACTGCAAACTGACCAGTTGTAGTGTATGTGATAGTTCCAGAACCGTCCCATAGTGGTGTGGATGGAACATCATAAACAAATCTGTCTGGAGTTACATAAATTACGGTCTTGTCACCCTGAAGAGGATCTGTTATAATATTGAAGTACGCACCACCAGAGGAAACTACATTCTTTCTATCAAAATAATAGAAGTTTGTAAAATCAGTTCCTCTCTTAGTTTGATAATTGTTATCGGACAACCTAGAACCAAAACCAAACTTAAGATCTGTGAATGCACCAGGGTTTCCAGGTAAGATAGTCGATTCAAACTTCTCCTGCGTAATGACATTATAGTTTCTGCTGGGACTTACATCAAAGTAAGTTCCAGTGAGACTAGAATGTGATGTATCAAATGTATACTTGTAAAACTCTTGTAGAGCAATATTTGGGTTAGGAACAAAAGTTGTATTGTCTTCAGAGAACTCAAACTTATATTCTAGTTCTGTTGCAGACTGGACAGATACCAATCTCTGTGGATCGCTAGAATCAAAGAAACTAGAACTCAAGACAACTTCATCAGCATTAGACTTCAGAGTTGCATAGTCATAAGTAATGATAATTTTTTGAGTATCTGGATCGTAAGACTGGATGTAACCAGAAGTTGCTGTAGAGAAGATCTGGAAATTAGTTGCAAAGTTGTATCTTGGTTTGTATAGAGAGACAAACTGACCATTGAAATGATCTACTGCTTTGGTTCCCTCTTGTGCTCTTTCTACAATCAGATCACCATCGATGATAGATCCAATTCTCATTACTTCAGCACCAACTTGGATCTGATCTCCTACAGCATATCCAATAGCACTTTGTACTACAAGACGTGTAGATGTGGATGAGATGCCTGCATGTCCAACATATAAAGTAAATCTAGCAGTAGATACAGATCCACCAGATCTGACAAGAGATTCATCTGCAACACTGAGATAATCGCCTCTTGCATATCCAGAACCTAGATCTTGGAACTGAATAGAAGATACAATACCTGCATCCGATACAGTAAACGTTGCTGTAGCACCAGTGCCACTACCACTAGTCAATGGAACATTGGTATATGTTCCAGGAGTGTAATCGGCACCACCGTTTAGGATTTCATATCTACCAATACCAGTAAAATCGATCTGAGTATTGTTCTCAGGTGGAATTAGAGTTGCTTCTTGATATAGTCTCTTTCTCAGATAGTATGTCTTTGTCTTGAGAGTATCATCTGGATTTACATCAATGTTTACTCTGTCACCAACACCTAGACCATGGTTATCAGATGTCTCGATGAGTGCGACGCTTTGGTTGACTTCAAATGGTTCTAGTCCATCACTAGTAGATGTTAGACGAACAACCTTAGTACCAGAAGTATTGAATAGATTGCTAGATTGAATGAAGTAGTCATCGTTGACTACCCAAGTTCCTTCTGTAACCTTAATTTTTACCAAATTCTGACCACTAGTTCCTTCCAGAACTTCACCTTTAGCAACAGGTGCGTTGATGCCATCAGTAAGACTGAGAATAGCACCCTGAGTGTAAGAACTTCTCTGATCTAATAGAATTGTAAAAGTTTTGATAGTAGCAGAGAAGGTTCCTGTATTATCAAAAGTTCCAACCACATTTCTAAGAACGATCTCGTTATCACTCTTGACAGTTCCTACAATAGATCCAGACGCACCAGATGATGGTTGATTCAGAGTATCATCAGCAAACAGATATGCACTTTGGATCGTAGTTAGTTTTACTACTTTGTTTTCTCTTGACTCAATATATTCTACATCTCTTCCTTTGACAGAAGAAACCAACGCTTCTACTTCGGATCCTTCAGTTCCTCTGTTTTCAAAGTACAGTTTTGAGTTGACAGAGAAGTTGTTTGAAGATCTTACAACATCAATGTTGTCGATAGTACCAGATCTAACTTCTGCAATGTTTGCAATTAGACCAGAACCATTACCTTGCATTCCAGCAGTAAAGAACTTCTTAGAATTCTTAGGAATGTCTTCTTGGTTGATATTTGAATTGTAGTTACTATCCACGGGCAGTGAATAGAACTTATCTCCTATAATGTACGGATATTGCGGTACTTGATTGCTATCAATAGTAAGGAAATAAGCATAAGTTCCTTTCGGAAATTCTGGGGTAATACAAAATCTTCCATTGTTTTCGTCTAGTGAACCACTCTTATGGGTATAGGTGTAGTCATTGACAAAAGATCCCAATGGGTACTGGGAAACAGATGGTCCTTCTCTTCTACTACCATTGATAGCATAACTAGAAGTCATTCTAACAATGGAAGAATTAGAATCTAATGGATCCTCATGTCCGAATGGACCATAGATTGGATTACCATCATAAGCGAATCCAATAATAGGTGAATGAGTTTTTGTAGCAGGTTCAGATCCTGCATTGTTGATGTTGTCATTGAGAGCAACACGCAAAGCTTTAGGGTTAGCAACGTAACCATATCCATACTCTAGAACATTATTATAGTTTTGGAATACGTATCCATTCTCAGTATCAAGGAATCTATCCTTGAGTTTTTCATATCTATTAAAATTCCATTCTTTCAGTTCTGGAATGCCAACAGCACCAGTACCAGCAGGAATGATGTCTACAATAACTGTATCCTGATTATAGAAGTTTCCTTCTTCAATCTTGGTAAATCCAGTGATTTCACCATCAGTATTGACAGTTGCTTCAAATCTAGCGAATCTTCCTCTTCCTGCTTGATCTCTAATCTGAACAACAGGAGGTGACGAGTAAAACTCACCAGGATTGTTGATGACTAGACTCGTTACTTTTCCTCCAGTAACAACAGCATCAACGTCTGCTCCCCTACCAGAGGTGACAGTAATCTCAGGAGTTCTTGGAAATACATCATTAGTATCTACAACAATACTCTCAACAACCTGTCCAGACAGGATTGCTCTTGCTTTGTTTGGTACACCATCAACCAAGACAAATGGTGGTTTGTTGTATCCTCTTCCTTGGACATCAACGGTAATCTTTTCTAAGTTACCAAATCTGACGCTATCAGTGTCTCTGAATCCATAGAATGGTACACCATTGACACCAATACCAATATCTCTCTTTGGAGTCTTGTATACTTCAGTAGTTCTACTTGCTTGCTTCCTAATAATACGAAGTAGTTTCTGATCTTGGATTGTCTGAGTAACAGTGGATCCATCCAGGATTTTATGTGATGGGAAACTAGAAGATGTGATATAATAGTATTGATCATCTGCAAAGATAGCAGAAACATCAGTAGATACTTGCTCTAGAGCAGTTGCAACTTCTGCTTGAGTTGGTACAACAGGATCTGTCAATTGATTGAACAACCAACGTGGTTGATTCGTTCCTAGTTTAATAATTTTTGGATCAGCAGTTTCAAATCCTGGTTTAGAAACTTGAATCCTGTCTCCAGGTGCTGCATATGGTTGTCCATCTTTAGGGAGAAGGTTATATACTACTCCAAGAGACAATAGAGATACATTACCACTCTTCAAAAGAACTGGTTTGTATACTGGAGTGTTTGCAGCATGAACTACAGCACCAGAAGGTTGTCTGTTTTCAATAATAAATTGAGTTATAGTTTTTTCTTTGAAACTAATAATCTCATCACCAATAGTAATAGATCCAGGTGCTTCCCAACCAACAGTAGACTCTACATTGATTCTATCTCCTGTAGAAGCAGTTCCTGTAAGAGTTTGTCTTAGTTTAGTCTTTGTAGATACAGCAAACTCACCATTGACCGTTTCTGGTGCTAGGACAATGTTGTAGATCTGCTCGCCATCTGATGTGCCGTCAGCATAGACATTATCTACGGTAGCAGAAGCATATCCATATTCAGTGGTAGCAACTTGTTCTACTTTGAGTCCAATAAGACTCTTGGGGTCACCACTGATAACTTTTGCTTTTACAGCGTATACATTGATCCAATCTGCATTGGATGCCTTGTATGTAAAATCTTTTGGTTTATATGTCTCAGGTTTTACAACCTTTGGCATATCGTCTTCATCAACCTCAGTGTTCAGGACCATGTATCCTGCTTCACCGTGGAGACCAGACATGTAAGGGTGGAACTTACAATAGTAGTAAATTCTGTTAGACTCGCCCTTATTGAGGATGAACTCTGGTCTAAAGGTATTATCGTAGTTTGTTAAAACTCCATTTACAGGAGCATCGTTATAGTATAGTTCTCCACCATTCAGCAAACCATCTGTAGTGGTGCTAAACTCCATTGGGTGTCCATGAGTATGGAGTGGAGTCGCTAAATTGGATGGATGTGACTGATCCCAGATAATTTGATAGTTCTGTTGAACTTTAATGTCTTCTGGGGCAAAATAATACTTCCCTGGTTCAAAGTCACCAAACTCATGTGCTTCTTCGCCAAGATCAATATAGAAGATGCCATTGGGGAACTGAGTTACTGTGGATGCAACAAAAGATGCTCCATGTCCGCCAGTAGCGTTATCACCCAGTGCCCAAGTTCCTGACACCTGTCTGAGATATACTCTAACTAGTTGTCCAGAGTTGTTGGTTACAACTTTTGCAACTTCGCCGCCTTTTCCACCAGCAGCGTAAACCTTATCTCCAACCTTGAGACTGCCAGAGGAACTGTCGATGTTGATAGCAATATTATCAAACTCAACAAGAATCTTCCAAGTGAACTGTATTAGGTTCTCACGAGCATTCTCTTGGAAATCTTTGTCTACAAGAGTATTGAAAATAAACTTGATGGAACTATCTGTTCCTTTCGCTCTATAGAACTTGGAGATGTTCTTAATTAGAGTTCTCTTATCTACTTCACCTCTCAGATACTTCTGAGGGAACCCTGCTAGGTACTGACTCTCAAAATTCTTGACAAGTGCATACAGGAACAGATTACTGACATTGTAAACTGTCTGCCCTGAGTTATGCGGTGCTGCCTCTGTGGTCGTAAAACTGCTTGCTTCATACAAGTCGCCTAGAGATGTGTTACCACTAACACCTCTAGAGCATTCTAGAAACTGTGTATCTGTTCTGGTTGCATAGAAGATAATCTCATTATCAATTCTGATGTAACCATTCTTCTTCGGAAAAGACTGTGCATCATTGACAGTGATAGTATTGTCACTATCAGTGATGGTTGCTGCTAGAGTATCATTCTGCTTGAGAATGCTCTTCTCATAATAATTGATGTCAGCATACTTTTGAATGTTAGAAACAACATCCAAGGGACCACCCTGAACTTCCTGTGCTTCATAATACTTCGATACAAACTTACTGAATAGTTCGTATTCTGAAGAAATGAACTCTGGAAGCTGGGACTCAATTAGAGCAGAAATTCTCTTAGTCTTTACAGCAGGCATTTACTTACTCTTTGTATGCAGTGAACGATGAATTCGCAACGTCAACGTCAAGATAAACCTCACGGAGTGCCTTGATATCATTTGAAAGTGGTTTGACTCTTACAGAGATACGATTGTCGAAGAAACTGCCTCTGATAATAGTCAGAGCATACATCTTCAGTTCACCTTTTACATAATCAATATCGCCAATATCGCTGTCGAGGACAACTTTTTCGCCAGATGCGCTATCTATTGTATATAGGACGATTTTGCCTCCCCTGTCTTCGACATAGACATCGAAATTAGGATATTCAGTAACCCTAAAGGCAGTAGACGAAAGAATAGGATCGTCGCAGTTAACGTCGAACGCATTTTGGAAACATAGTTCATAATAGAAGGTAGAATTGAGAGATGGATAGAAGTCTTTTCTCATTGTGACTTCTGTTAGATTGGAATTGATGTTGCGATCAGCATCATCAATAACGCCAACCATCTTACTATATCTAAACTTTCCGTTGAACTTCTCAGTATCAGAAGTGTCCAAATAATTTTGGACAGAACTAATTGCCTTGTCTCTAATTTGTGATGGTGTCTGATCAGTAGAAGATCCGTTGTAATAGATCTTCGTAGTCAACTCAACAAACAGAATAGATGGGTCAACGATCCTTGGTTCAACCGATGCTACCACATACTTCTCCAATTCAGCAATAATATTGTTCTTAGTCAAGGATGTCAAGTAACTTGCGTCCTTGGGTTTCAATGCAATGAATACTTTACCATACTCTGGTGGGTCCTGATCTTCGCCTCCAAAGATGATAATGTCGCTGGTGGCAGGATATACCTGACGAACGATTGCTTCGTAGTCCTGGGCGGTTACAGCGCGGTTCTGAGCACCAAATGCCTTAGGGGCGGTATACTTGATCTTCTGGATGGTCTCTAGTGCTTCTCCACCAGATGCAGCAACACTAGAATCAATAGTTACAGTATACTGTGGAGTAACACCACTTGGATTCTCTAGAACACCACTGAATACAAATGTCTTGACTCCATTGCTCTCAGCAGCATTGGTTGTGAGGTATGATACTTCAACACGAGAGTTGTTTTCTAGTTTTCTACCAAGAACACCATCTCCTAGTAGAATCTCATATCTCTCATCCTCAATTTCATCGAGGAAAAATACTTTAGATGTACCATCAACTCCAAGAATATTCTCTGATAGAAGATATGGTTCGTTGAATGAACCACCACCTGGGTATACTCTTACTCTAATAGTAGTGGTATCAATATCTTCATTGTCGAGAATAAATCTCTGACTCTTACTAGCAGTGTTGACAGTAAATGTGTTTACTAGCAGAGATCCTTCTTTGATCTCCACGTTTTCAAAAATTGCTGTGTTGTTTGCTACTTGTGCAGTTACATCATCCTGAACGACATACTGATAGATGTTCTCATCATAAGAAGCGATAAATCCTGTTCCTTTTTTAAGAACTAGTTCTGTATCAGTTGTTGGATTGTCATATGTGACAGTAAAAGAGACATAAGCAGTAGGAGCGGTAGAACTCTTGGGTCTGTACCCTAGTTGCTTCGCTAACGCTACTACGTTGTCTCTCAAGGTAGCAGATTCAATGAATAGTTCATTGACTGCCATATTGGCATTGAACGCCGTATAATAGGTATTATAGGCAAGAGTGTCGATCAGCGTTGATAACGCAGATCCATCAAAGTCATAATCAGTAAAATCTGATTGTGCTCTAAGGTATTCCTTCAGAGCAACTTTGATATCTTCAAAGTCTAAGTTGGCAACCTGAGTATAAGGCATTATCGTGTACGCTCTAAGAAGAAGTCTACAGTTACTGGCGTGTCTGCTCTACCAATAATACTATAAGTCATTTCAACTTCATATCCGTTGTTCATCTCATCAGGAGTGCAACGAATATTATCTACAGAAATTCTTGGTTCATAACGAGCCAAGGTGTCTCTGATTCTAGATGAAATCAAAGCACTAGTACCATAGTCTAGTGGTTCAAACAACAAACTAGTCAAATCTGATCCTAGTTCTGGTTGAAATGGTCTTTCTCCCTTGACAGTGAGAAGGAGGGCAGTGATAGATTGTGTGATAGCTGCCTTATCCTTCGTCACCACCAAATCGTTGGTAACTGGATGCTTCTTAAAGGTAACACTCAGATCTTTGAATGTCTGGAAGTCAGGCATTTAGACACAGCAACAGGCTGTTTCTATTTATCACTTGCCACAGAATCCGTCTGCCCACTCCTCTTGATTATCAAAGAATCCGTCGTTCTCTTCGTTTTTCATCTTCTGTGCTTTTTTAAGATGACGCTCGCTGTCAATCTCTGTAATGAGGGTCATTCCAGACTTTTTGAAATCTTCGCCTTTGTCTACTCGTTTGTCCATGAAAAAACCTCCCTGAGTTCTGTTTATAGAACTTTTAGGGAGGTTGCTATCTCACAAATATTTATTACCGTCCTTGTCCACGGTAACGCTTTCTTTTACCGTTTCGTGACGTAGCAGCATACTTCGTGTGCTGTCCCGATCCTTGACGAGTCTTCTTGGGAGTGGACTCGATCATTGGAGATCCACTGAGACCTACTTTACTTCGTGCCATAGTTCAAATCGATTGACTCTGATATTATAGCACTCTACCCAGAAATAAACAACCCAGTGCCAGTGCTGAGTGGGTTTGCTGATGGAACCATTCCATCACTAGCAAATACCGAGAATGTTGGTTTGAACAAGACGATAGCAGAACCTGTGATCTGAGCGCCTACAAATGCCGCTGGTTGACCATTGACATGCACTGTCGCTGAAGCAAACGTTGGGGGCGGTCCTAGGACTGTCTCAGGGTGTGGTGGTGACCCAAGTGGTGGGGGTATGAAGTGTGGTTCACTGATATCACCTACTCTATGAACAGGTTGACCATTCATGATCACATTTTCAGAGTATCCTGTTCCAGGAGTATTGAAGGTCAGGAGTGTATGGATATCATGAGTTCCGTACCATCCCTGTAATGCCTGTG